AGCTTCGGTGTAAAGACGACCATATACGTGCACATTGATATCTTCGGATGTGAGAGGTGTGATGACATTACTATCAGCACTACTTTCAGTGAAACCCATGACAATTTCTTTGGAGGTTTCCAAAAACCCAATAGTCACATTTGACTGTGGGCGTGTCATGATAAGACCTAGGTCGAGTGTCCTATCCTCGGATGTATTATTTTGACCTAATTCGATGATAGCATCCTTAATTTTGAGATTTTCAGTTGTAATCGATGTGACACCCCCTTGCACAGTTAAGTTACCACTCAAAAGAGCACCACCCGATATGACAAGAACATTCGAACCTGTATCATCTATATACACATTTGATCCAACACTCAATGTATGACCGGGTAAAAGATTCGAGACACCCACCTTTCCACCTGTCACAAGACTTGTACTAACACTTGTAAATTGTACAGTACCTGTAGTCGCATTACCGCGTTCAGTTGTAGCTTGTAAAGTTTGACCACCGACAAGATTTGAAGCACTTTCACCTGATTCGGATAGTTCACCTGTCTGACGATTATACATCATAAGGACAATGTTAGTATCTGTGAAATCATCCCTGAAACGAACGGGTGCCATATAGATACTCCCACTGTTTGGTGTCGTTACCAATGTATTACTGGCGTTAATAATGATGGTATTTTCAGCCTGAACATCAGAGTCTGGGACATTCTTACCGAACCGAATTTTCGTGGATCTCTCCACTGTCGGCAAGTTCTTGACCATTTAATATAGTTAGGCATTTTAATTTGCATACAAAAGTCCAGCCATACCATTCTCGATACGGAGGATATTGTAGTTGACCGCGTATATAGGGTCGTTAATTGGTAAGGTCTCACTCATAATCTTGGCTGAATTGAGGCGACTGAAATTGAGAGTCCCCGTAGGTTGAAGAGAGCTGGTGGAGAGACAAAAGCAGTACAAGAAAAAATCTGGAGACGTCACGAAGTTTGTGTGATAATAACTCATGACATCGATGAAGTGGGGTTTTCCCCATTTATAATTACTCACATCGAGACCATTTATATTCAATTTAATCTTATTTATAGGGGATGTGAGGGCACCATCTGTTGTCGTATCTGAGGATGCGAGGTACTTTACAGGGTGGTTGAATGTGAGATCCTGTACGATTGTACCTGAAGCAATGTTTTTCTGAACTTGGGTAATCAAGAGATCGTGTTTCTTCGACGCAATGTTCCCACGCTCTTCGTTATCGAGATAGTAATAGTTGGCGTAGCACTCCACATTGTAATTTGACGCTGTGGTTGCCCATTGAATGCGAAGCTCGACATTATGGTAGTTTAAGGCTACCAGTGGTAGTGCATTTTGAGGTCCTTCACAAAAGAAAAAACGTAATGGGTAAAAATATGAACGAGCACTCACACCTGGGTGTGTACCATTCGCACTCTTGGAAACATTTTGAGCGAATGTATCGATGGCGATTTTCTCAGTGAAAATAGCATCTTGGCTGTCGACAAGAGAACCCCCAATATAGAGTTCCACCTTATCAATAATTGTATCCCATCGTGCTGCGTCGAGGGCTTGGGCGGTATCATCAATTGTAAAATAGACATAGCCGAGGAGATCTCCAGAACGTTCGAATTGAACGCTGGACATCGAATTGTTTTTCACAGGTCCATGGATGACTTGCTTTTCGATGGACTGTGAAAAATTAGCATGCCGTTTAAACGTCGAGCTAAAGAAAGATATTTCGGGATTACCAGTGATATATTCATCCTGGGCTCCGATAGCGATCAATTGCGTGACACCTGCTGACATGGTATACTACTTTAAGGGAAGAAAATTACAAATTAGGTTTTCTGCACACGAAACGGAGAACTAAAAAGTTATCCTTCTCGGGAGTTGATGGTACAATGGGGATTCCATCTTGATTTCGGATGTTTATATTTAACCGATCTATACGACGAATTGGGTCGATATATTGGGTTGCAACTGGGTATTCATCTTTATAGTTAATAACGAGATCTTCATCCTTTACAAGACTCGCGAATGAATTCCGTAGAATACTGAGGGGAGCTTGTCCATCATAGACGTTCGACGCGCGATCATTAAAAATTGAATCAAGTTGTTCGATAGATATATAACAATGTTCGGTCGCAACATTGGAATGAATACGAGCACCGAGGAGTCTAGCCTGAACAACATTCTTCAGTGGTTGACTGAGAAAGCACGTGAACGTATTGGCGCTATCCTGACCCAAGGTATCGACTGTGATTGTATGGTACTCATAGTTAAGATTGGGAATCATCTCCGTTGGTGAAGTAATGAGAGCCATTTATAGTTAGCTTAGATTAAAGATCCACCGATTCCATCCTCGATCTCGTATCCAGCATGATCAGCAACAAGTTCTTGGGCACCACAGAGACCACCAGGGGTAAGACCAACTGAGTAGGGGCTATCCTCTTTACCTGAACCCGCGGTACAGTCGAGACCGGGTTTAAGATCAAAGATGGATTGTTCACTCACAGCCTTGATCATGATTGGCCTGGGTTGGTACGTGCTGACGGTACGGGTAAATGCGAGGGCGACAATCAAAAGTATCATGACAATGATAGAAGTGATCGCATTGCGGTTGGTTTGATTCATCTTGAACATTTATTATAGGTATATATTTTTTTAAAGTGCGTTAAAGATATTTTTTTTAGTTTCTACATAGAGAGTAGATGGACGAAGAAATCATTCTTGACCGAGGAAATACTACTGTGATGAAATTGGATGCTGATGAACAGGCGCTCATGGATGAGATTGAAATATCAGTACCTCGTCCCAAGACTGTTCCCCGTCCAGTACACAGACAACCACCCCCTCAACATCAAAATCACCAAGAGGCGATGGATGCTTTTGTGAATCCCAATAAACAAAGTGCTCCTGTACATTCTCAGCAGGATGAAGAGATTGATTATGGCGAAAATGATCCAACTTTATATGATGATGACCCAATGGATGGTCCAGGACCCCAAGACGAGCAACCTTCAAAGGGATACACTTCGATTGACGAGGAGAAGTCGGACCTCATTAATAAGCTTGGACGTCTCGAGAAGAAGGGTTTCGCAGTGAACAAGAGACTCACAGCATATTCAAACATAGATGAGTTACGTTCGGAGGTGAAGCGTATCACCTATAGCATAGATGTAGAGCAGTCAGTTCGATTCTCAAGGCGTATGTTGGTCGCATGTGTGACTGGTTTAGAGTTTTTGAACAAACGGTACAATCCTTTCGAGGTTCAACTCGAGGGTTGGTCCGAATCTGTCATGGAGAATGTCGACGACTACGATGGTGTCTTTGAGGAGTTGTACGTGAAGTATCGCTCGAAGGTCAGCGTCGCCCCTGAGGTGAAGTTGATCATGATGTTGGGTGGTTCGGCAATGATGTTCCACCTGACCAATAGTATGTTCAAGTCGGTCATGCCTAATATGAACGATGTGATGAAACAGAACCCCGACCTCGTGAAGAATATGATGGCAGCGGTTCAGAACACAACTAGGAACACAGGTGGGCCGGCGGATAATGCCCCTGTTGGTGGCATGAATAATGGTGAATATGAGATGCAAGGACCTGGTGTAGACATCTCGAGTTTGATGGGTGGTATCATGATGCCCCCCCCACCACCAATGAATACGACCATTGGTGAGGGTGCTCAAGCACCTAGTGTCGAGGACGACGATATTTCAGATATCATTTCTATCTCAGGAGACTCCACGGGGGGTGAAGTTAAGGAGGTGAATGTCAGTGGTGCCAGCAAAACAAAACGTACTCGACGAAAGAAGAAGACGGAAATTAATCTCTAAATATATATAAATGATAGCGTATTGTCCGCTGGAGGATTTGGAACCTCCCGCCCGACAGCAGAAAGCTGTCGAGGAACCCGAGGTCGAAGAGGTTGAACCTCAGATCGGTCTCGAAGAAACTGAATTGAATTATGTCATCATGGCTTTCATTGCCGGCGTAATTGTATTAGCCGTCTCTGATTCCATCAGGGCGTAAATGTGTTAAGTCTACTTAGGGGTTTTCCCTCTTCGTAAAGTTAATTTCCGAATAAAATTCCTGCTAAACCATCTTTTATACGTAAGACGTTGTAATTGACAGCGTATATATTTATTGGATCTCCACTTCGTCCAGATGCTACATTTGCAGAACGAATTGTTAATTTCGCATTATCGAGACGACTGAAATTACAAGACCCAGATGGATTATATTGTGAAGCGTTCATACAGAAATGATATACATAATATCGTGTGTTTGATGGTGCACTCACAACAGTGTTATAATTTGATACACCATATTCAGACTTATAATAGTTTTGTATCGTGTGAAAGTAAACTGGGGACAAGTTTTCAAATAGTGATGTACCATTTATATAGAGGTCTACACCCGAAAATGAAAAATAATCATCAATAATTGCATCCGTCTTTGAATTGAAACCAAAGAAAATGGACTTTATAGGATGATTAAACGAACTTATATCTATTACATTATAACCATCAGTCGTGTTTAATGGATATTCCAAACGTTGTGTTTGTGTAATTACGAAGTCTATACCCCGCTTCGTCATAGACTCACGCTCATCTTTATCCAAATATATATAATTTCCGTATACCTTTGCCTCTTTATCTTGTTCTTGAATGGAAGCGATATTCGCTTCATCGAAGTTAATCTTGATTTCCACTTGATGGTTTTGAAGGGCAACGAGAGGTAAGAATGCTTTGTGATCACAGAAAAAAAAATGAAGTGGCACGAATGTCTGGTTTGTAGTCGAAGTTTTATTGTTAAGTTCTTGGGATTTATTATATGTTTCAGCCATGTAATTGGTCCAGATATCACTATAATAATCATAGTGTTGAGAATCAACTTTTTGACCACCTATAAAGAGATCTATGGTCGAGTTGTAAAAGAGGTTCGAAGATATATTAGCTGTATTCGACGATGCTTCAAACCAAAGACCATTAATGACATCACCCAAAACGGGGATAGTTATGGATGTATCGTTAGAACTGATAGTTTTAATAAACTTAGGAACTTGCGAAAAGTTTGTATGTCGAGCAAATTTCGTGCGGAAGAATGAATGTCCCTCATCACTCGTTAAGTAGACATCTTGAATACCCTTAGACACGAGCTGTATTAATGCACCAGACATTTAATAGATGGTCAGATTATAAAAACAAACACTTTCCCTGAGGGAACTCACTCTTCTTTTCATCCACAGACTTCCCATGAATCTTGAATCCACCCTGTCTATATATTTTCGCTCGTTTGTAATACATCGCTGTAAACACAGACCAGGGGTCATGTATATCGTAGATATGAGGTTCATTTTTCTTTCCCTTAGTCTCTCTCATGATTCGTCCAATACTTTGAGTGATATCAGACTTAGGACTGGCCAAAATGACTGTATCCAGGGTTGGAATGTCAAGACCCTCGTGAGCCTGACTGAACGTCGCAAAGATAATCTTCTTCTTTGAAGACTCCTGGAGAGCAGCCTCTTTCATACCACCCATATAGAGTCCAGATGTTTTGGGAAAACATTGGTGGAGGAGTTCACAGTGCTGGCGACGATCACTGAGGACTAAGAGCTGTCTCGTTCCTGCGGATGCTTTTTTCACCAACTCGACCAACATCGTGTTTCTCTGACGATCCTCGACAAGTTCTGTAATCATATTGGGCATTGAAATTTTCCCATTTCGCATTGAAGGTGGTGGGTTCCTATAGTTTGGTGAATCAAAAGTCACTGAAAAAACCTCAACTTGTCCCTGATTCTTTCTCTCAACTGCGAAGAATGTTGGACCCATAAACCAATGAAGAACTTTTGTGAGACCATCTTTCCTTTCAGGAGTTGCTGAAAGTCCAAAGATGTGTCGAGGACAGAGCTTGAAGAGGGACTGACTAAACACTTTTGCACATATATGATGTGCCTCGTCTACAATCAAAGTACCCACACTTTCAAAATCTGTGAAACTATATTCCTTCAAGGAGAGTGACTGAAGCATGGCAATTACAAAGTCGCAATCAACCTCTTTTTTGTTTTGTTGTACAACACCGATTGTGGCACCCGGACAAAATTGTTGTATCCGCTCACGCCATTGATCCGCCAAAAACTGCTTGTGTACAACAATCATCGTCCTGTATCCCAACTTACACGCTATGGCCAGGGATACCGTCGTCTTACCGTAACCACATGGTAAAGAAAGGACGCCGTGCCCTGCTTTAATTGCGGCTGCCATTGCTTCATTTTGGTGTGTGGCGTCTCGAAGTTGTCCAACGAACTTGGTTTTGATTCGAGTGGGCTCAGGTCTCTTGTCCTCTTGAGGTTCCCCAAGTTTAGAAGTTCCATAGAATCTTGGAACGCAGACTCCATTCTTAGTTGGTCTAAAAACTTTGAAAGGTGGTGGAGGGAATCCATAATCCCCATTGACTACAGGTCTTACAGTTAATTCTTTTTTAATTTCTTGGATTGGACCTCCACTTACCAGGTATCCGGTTCGTGTGAGTAATGACATTATATACATATTTAAAGATGTGAAACTTTATATAGATATAAAAATATAATGCCCGTCATCGAGATTGATGCGAATATTAAAAAGCTCCAAAATGACATCGAAAAAATGACCCAAGAGATCTTTAGACTTCAAGGGATGCTCCAGACTTTCGAAGGATTTAAGAGAGGTGGCCTCACTACTATCGATCTTCCTAAAGACCCTAATCAGAAACCCGTCGAGGAACCTGCTGAGGAACCTGCTGAGGAACCTGATGAGGAACTCGAGAGTATCCAAGAGAAGCCTGAGTAATTACCAACATTCCAAACACCTTTAAAGTCCGCCACAACTTCCACTTCATCCCCCTTTATAAGAGACTGTACAGGACGTCCTCGGACTTCACACATCACTCTTCTATAACGGAACGGTACCTTCACTGTGAGTACTTTTCCATCAAGGGGATTATCAATATTTTGATTCTTGAGGAGATGTGATTTATTTACATGCATTCGTTCTATAATTTCCGAGACTTTGACGGGAATTATAAAACGGATATATTTTTTATCATTGAAGTCATACATGGGTTCATACACTTGGGTCACGAACTTCATTGATTTCTATTACGATATACTAAGACTAAAACTATAAGTAGGACAATGGTGATCAAAATCACCTGGGAAAGAAGTATGGGTCGAAGAGGTTCTCTCGTTCCAAAGCATTCGTGACTGAGGGTCCTTGAAACTTCTATACCCGCCTCAATACTCGAGTATGGTGTATGCCTAGGAGACATCATACCACACATCGCAACTTTGGAACACTTTCCGAAAAAGGGAAGTTGTCCGTGTAGGCTGAGTACACCCGACGATTGAGAGAACTCCCACTTCTCTCCATTCCATTCAGCACCCCAACCTATCCGTACATCTTTGGGTTCTTCAACACCCAATTGATTTATGACTTCACTTTTCAATGTTTCGGGATCGGTGGAGAGAATCTCATTAGTGAGATGACATATGACACAAGAAATTGTTTTTGTTCCATGTAAAAGTTTGGGTTGAAGATTCCATTTTGTGGTCGCAGCGACTTCAAGATCTGATTTGATTTTTGGAACTTTTTCATAATCTAAAAGAATATTGATCGCGCCGTAGGTACTATCACGTACATTGTTGACTGCATCTTCACCCCAATTGTCTCCCATCAATTTGAATGCTGGGCTATTATCAAGACAAAGGAAAATCATACCGTCATCAATAACATTTCCATTTGAAAAGGTGGCACTAAATGTATCTTCACCATACTCAATACCATTCAATTCTGTCCCAAATACAAAATTCACACCTGCATCGAGAAGTTCTTTCTCCATTGCATCACACATAACTTTTCCAGAAACCCTTTGTGTACAGGTTTTTGAGAGTGCGACATGATTCAAGTTTTGCACAAATTCATAGGCGGTCATGACATCCCAAGTCACACCATCCATAATGAGTGGAAGGTGTTCAATACAAGCTTGTCCACTTTCAGTCAGAGATCCTACAGCATCTTTGACAGAAACATTTTTGTATTTGTCTGTCTGTGTGAGCACTCTCGAGAAAAGTGAAATGAGTACACCGTAATCTTTTGGTTTGAGTGAACGAAGAACATATTTAATGTGATCACCATTCTGGGTGGGTTTAAACATTTCATTCCATGAAATACCCATTTCCCCAAAGAGTGCTTGTGTGTTGATAAATGCACGATCAAAAACGATCCTGTGTGCATGAAGATCGCGAGTCTCTACATCGGGTTCCCACCAAGAACCACCTGCTGAGACTTTTCTATCGTAAATTGTAACATTGTGTTCACCTGTTCGATTAATTTCCCACGCGAGTGACATACCCGTTGGGCCGGCACCAACTATATGAATCTTCATTCTACTTTTATCTGACAAATTAAATTAGCCCAGTCTTCTTACGCTCCTCGGGAGTTTTGAGAGCATATATCACAGCTAAGAAAATCAGTGTAGAAAAGAGAGCGTACTCGATGTCCTTCGTGGCACTGAAGGCAATGAGCATGAGAGATCCGAGACGAAACGCTTTGTTATCGAAAAGAATTCGGAGTCTCTCAGGAATCTGTATCGCGTTACCTGAGAATAGACCCTGATACAATATGATAAGGGAGAATACAATAGGTTGTGACTTGATTAAGATTTCCGCCGGTCCTGTGACAGGTTTAAATATATTTGCAAGTTTTGGCATTTCTATAAGTGTAGAAAATAATAAACTTCGTAGAAAGTAGAATGTTATGTGTTGCTCAACATGTACCAATCAAACTTCCTAGTAGAAAATTGAAAACGTGGAAATTTGCAGGTAAGTTTCTTTGGAAGAATGCCACTGTACAAAACAAAACAGAGCTCGGTCAATGGACGAAGGGGGAACTCCTAGATCTCGGTCCAACATTTGTAAAATTAGGTCAGATCGCTTCGACGAGAGGAGACCTCTATCCTCCAGAATTTACAAAAGAATTAGAATCACTTCAGGATGACGTTCCTCCCACGGAATTTGAGACCATTATAGATTATGATATTTTTAAGGAATTTGACCCTGTACCATTTAAATCCGCGAGTATTGGTCAAGTCCATATGGCTGTACTCCAAAACGGTCAAAAAGTTGTTGTAAAATTAAAACGCCCAAGAATTCTGGAGATCATGAAGGAAGATACAGATACCATACGAGAGATTGTACAGACCCTAGAAAAAATTGGTATTGACACAGGGAATAGTTCAGGTTCAGTTCTCGATGAATCTATAGAATATCTCCTGGGAGAGGCTGATTATAAACGGGAGATTAATAATGCCATGAAGTTTCGAAAAAGTATGAAAAATGTTGATTGGGTAAAAGTCCCAAGAGTATATAAAAAGTATTCTACCGATGAAATGATTGTCATGGAATATGTACCTTCAGTAAAGTTGACTGAAATTACAGACCCCAAAGTGAATAAGAAGAAGATATGCGAAGCCCTGATCAACTCATACGTCATCCAAACTATGGACAATGGTCTCTTTCATGCCGACCCACACCCAGGTAACTTGGGGTTTTCACCCAAAGGAAAACTTGTATTTTATGACTTTGGATTAATCGTACCCCTCTCTGAAGAACTGAGAGATGGATTCAAGACACTCTTTGGATTTATAATCACACGAGACACTGCTGGTATAGTTGATACACTTGTCAAATTGGGTGTGATCGTTCCAACATCCTCAGATGTTTCCGATATAGAACTTTTTTTTGAAACCATACTGGGATACTTGGAGACCCTGGATGGTTCTGGGATTGTGAACGATGACCTCGCGACACAACTCGCTATGGAAAAACCATTCGTCGTACCGAGTAGTTTCGTGTACCTCGCCAAAGCCTTCTCCACTATAGAGGGTATCTGTCTCAAACTGGATCCAGATTTCAACTATTTCACATACCTGGAACCTCTCATCCAACAACAGATCATAGAATCAGTGGATGTTGGTGATATATTCATGAAGACGACAGAGATTCCTGGGACGATAGGTAAAATAAGTACGGCTGTCACGGGTCTTCAAAAGTCTAGGGGGTCTATGAAACGTACAATGGTCAAAACACAACAGGAAGTTAGGCTCGTCCAGTACAGCGTATTGTGCGCTCTACTGGCTGAGAAGTTTGGGGACAATCCACCCCTAGCATTGTTTTTTGTTTTGTGTACACTATGGTTTACTTTTCGTAAAAGTCAATAGACTTCTTTCCCCTCTTCTTAGGTGCGTCAGTCTTTTTGACCAACTTATTATGTTCGTCAAAGTATCCCTTCATACGACGCTGTTCATCGCGGAAAATATCAGAGACCTTCTCTTTGATCTTATCCACATCAGCGTCACGTTCCTTTTGGATCTTCTTACTCAATCTCTTGAACCCCTTGTCCTTCTTATCGGCGGCGAATACAGTGAAAGTGTTTGTAATGGCAAGCATTTACTTTGTGTCGATATTTAATTTTAAGCGTTTTATTTTTTCCTGAAACTCACGCCTTTCACCAGGTGATTCAATCTCCTTCCCCGTGGCGATCGCTTCAATCTCGGGACCAGTAAGTTGTAGGGCATTGACCCTAAAGTCTATGAACGCCTCCATCGTGATGGGGACGAGGGGCTTCACCAGGTCGAATATCGCAGTCGCATAGTCTCTAATTTCCTGTTGAGCATGGGGATCCATACGGAGGTGAAGGTAATGGAGGAGGTTGTGTAGGTTAATTTTCCAATAAAATTCGGTATAGGTAGACTGAGGGAGGGTTCCTCTTGCCTGTTCTCGACAGCACCCATTCTCCAAGAGCTCTTCATAGACATCGAACGATTGACTCAATTGTTGAGACACTTTATCATCAAGATTGTTCTTAAGTTCTATGACACCATCGGAACCTTGGTGATTTACCTCAGATTGACCGCGGTAGGTATCAGGTTCGTAGTACTCCTTGGGTACCACAGAGTACCTTGCAGACAATTCATTCACACTGGCGGTGCGATGACGAAGGTGTTGTCGGGCGATGTATAGGGGCATTTTGATATGAAATTTGAAGTCGACCATTTCAAAAGGGGTTGTGTGCCAGTGACGTAAGAGGTAGCGGATGAGACCACGATCTCCTCGGGAGGTTTTGGTGCCGTCACCATAGGAGACACGTGCTGATTGGACGATGGATGAATCCAAATCTTTTTGAGGCATGTGATCCACGAGACGAACGAAACCATGATCGAGAACTTTTTGCATTATACACATCTATCCGTTCAAATCTTTAATAGTCACATTCATGATCCAATGGAACTTCTCCACAAAAATCGTACAACTCATAAAGCTTCTCTTGTGTCTTTTCAATTTCAATTGTAGTGTCATTCATGGCATCGATGGCATTATCGATGAGATGCAAAAACGTATCGAGTTCATCGAGTGCTACACGGTGCGTTTTTCTATGCTTTTTCTGAGAATGAGATGCAAGTTTGAGACGCTTATTGTTCTTGATAACCTTGTCGATGTTAGGTTTGTTGACATGGGCGGACATACGGATGACGAGAGACATTATGTTTAATGTTTACTTTATTTCTTTAACAAACTCACTTAGGTCTCGGTAGTACCGTTTGAGGTCCTTCATGAATCTTTTGTTGTTTTCGATACATTCACATTCAGGTTTATTCAGATAAATCCAAGCTAGGTTTGATTTGGAATATTTTGTCATCTTTTGATTTTCATTGGGACGACGAGCAATCAACTTTGTCGTTTTCTTCTTCTTAGAAGCTGGTAAAACTTCAACCCTGTTTACGAATGAGAGAGCCTGCATCACAGTATCTGCGAGATCATCCTTCTTCTTAGATTTTACGAATGTATCCACCCAATGTGCATTTGTTGGACAGCTACGGATAAAGGCTTCACACCGCTGGATAGCGACTTTCTTCCTCTTATTGTATTGCGCCTTACCTGGACCAGCGACATCTGGAATCTTGTGACGTGCATCATAGAGAATCGTCTCCGCTTTGGGACATCTGATGATAAAATAGGCATGAAGAAAGTGCATCACAGAAACCATTTTCTTATTTCGCTCAGGTTGTTTCTCTATGAGAATTGTGTCAGCAGTAAGTACCCAAGGTCGGGCATCAAGGTGGTTACGAAGAGATACATATACACCATCCGCGTGTTGTGGTGGAATACCATCGACATCCCACTGTCTCACGAGGTTATCAGCTTTATCATCGAGAAGACATAAAGCTAAATTCTTTGTACCAACGTCGATTGAGAGAATCATTGGTATAAAGGATTGAAATCTCTTTAAGTTACCTAGTCAGGTTTATGGGTTTCACAAACTCGAGAAACTCAGGGTTACTCTCGGTTCGTGTACGATCGGGTCGTGATACACACCTTCGGGAATGAATAGACTATCACCCGGATTTAACACATATATTTTACCATTATCAAATCTGTACGCCATTTTTCCTATACTCTGTACGATTAATACATCATCTTCATCATTATGTCTACCGAAAGTTTCTGCACTATCGGAAAATGAAATGTATATGTGCATCTCTTCCATACCAACTTCTTGATAGGCGGACTTGAGGGTTCCTGGAAGATAGTCGTTATGACAAACGAATGAATACTTATCTCCATTAATCACCAGTCCTGAGTTTTGTTTAATTTCATCCGAAACTTTTAGTTTGACGTCCTTCCAAGAAACATTTTTGACTGTATCGTAATTATTTCTCGTGTAGATGACCTGTTTATTATCACCCGTTTCAAAAATGACCTCTCCGTGATACATTTAT